ATCTGAGTACGAGAGAGCTAAGTTAAAAGAGAATTGTAAAGAAGACTTTCTCACATTTGTAAAAGAGATGTGGGTGGCTTTTATTGAGGGTTATCACCATAAAATTATGTCTGATGCTTTTAATAGAGTTAAAGATGGAAAACTTAAACGCTTAATTATTAATATGCCACCAAGACATACTAAGTCTGAGTTTGCTTCTTATCTTTTACCTGCTTGGTTTTTAGGTTGTTTTCCTGAAAAAAAAATTATACAAGTTGCCCATACTGCTGAGTTAGCAGTTGGGTTTGGTAGAAAAGTTAGAAACCTTGTTGGATCAGAAGATTTTAAAAAAGTATTTAGCGATGTAGGTTTGCAGTCAGACTCTAAAGCAGCAGGTCGATGGAATACGAACAAAGGAGGAGAATACTTTGCTATTGGTGTTGGCGGTGCTGTTACTGGTAAAGGTGCAGACTTGTTGATTATAGATGATCCTCATAGTGAGCAAGAGGGTCAAAGTAACGATCCTTCTGTATTTGATAAGGTTCATGAGTATTACACTTCAGGACCAAGACAGCGTTTACAGCCCGGTGGTGCGATTATTATCGTAATGACAAGATGGCATAAACGAGATTTAACAGGTCAAATACTTAAATCTTCTACTCAAAGAGATGGCTCAGACGAGTGGGAGTTGATAGAGTTCCCAGCTATCTTGCCCTCAGGTAAAAGTTTATGGCAAGAGTTTTGGGATATAAAAGAACTAGAAAAGTTAAGAGCAGAACTTCCAGTATCTAAGTGGTCTGCACAATATCAACAGAATCCTACAGCAGAAGAATCAGCGATTATTAAAAGAGAGTGGTGGAGAGTTTGGGAAAAAGATGATCCACCGCCTTGTGATTTTATAATTCAATCTTGGGATACTGCTTTTTTAAAGACACAAAGATCAGACTTTTCTGCTTGTACTACATGGGGTGTATTTTATAGACCTGATGATGATGGTATTACACAACCACAATTAATATTATTAGATGCTTTTAAAGAGCGTTTAGAGTTTCCTGATTTAAAGAAACAAGCTTATGAAATGTATCAAGCTTGGAAACCTGAAGCTTTTATAGTTGAAGCGAAAGCAGCAGGTATGCCATTGATTTTTGAGTTAAGGCAAATGGGTATTCCTGTTTCCGAATACACTCCAAGTCGTGGAAATGATAAGATAGCTAGAGTTAATGCTGTAGCTGATTTGTTTGCTTCAGGAATCGTATGGGCTCCGGAGAGAAAGTTTGCAGAGGAAGTGATAGAAGAATTCGCTTCTTTTCCCACCGGAGACCATGACGATTTGGTAGACTCTTCAACACAAGCACTTATAAGATTTAGACAAGGCGGGTTCATTGGGCTAAGTTCTGATGAACCTGATGAAGATTTACCTCAAAGAGAAGCAAATTATTACTAGGAGATTAGATGGCAGAGAAACCATTACAAACACCCGATAAGATTGTAAAGGATTCCTCTTTAGAAGTGTTAGTTACAAACCCTGAAGAAGTCGCAGTTATGACTGAAGATGGGGGCATGATAATAGATTTTGAAGAAGGTGCTGAATTTGGTACGCCAAGTTTTGATGATAACATAGCAGAATTCATGGCTGATGATCAGCTTGAATCTTTAGCATCTGAATTAATACAATATTTTAATGCGGATAAACAATCACGCAAAGATTGGGAAGAAACCTATACAAAAGGATTAGATCAACTGGGATTAAAACTAGAGGAAAGAACTTTGCCTTGGCAAGGTGCTTGTGGTGTATTTCACCCACTATTAACTGAGTCAGTTGTTAGATTTCAGGCAGAGTCAATTACAGAAATATTTCCAGCAAAAGGTCCAGTTGATGTTCGTATAGTTGGAGATATAGATCAAGAAACTCAGAATCAATCAGTAAGAGTTAAAGATTATTTGAATTACTTGCTAACAGAAAAAATGACTGAGTATAGGACTGAAACAGAGAAACTATTATTTAATTTACCTTTAGCTGGTTCTGCATTTAGAAAGATTTATTATGATCCAACATTAAATAGACCAGCTAGTATGTTTGTACCGGCTGAAGATTTTGTTGTTAGTTATGGTGCATCAGACTTAACAACTTGTGATCGTGCTACACATATTATGAAAAAAAGCACAAATGATATTAAAAAATTACAAGTTATAGGTTTTTATAAAGATGTAAATTTACAAGAGCCTTCAGAAGATTTAACTAATATTGAATCTAAATACAGCGAACTTACTGGCGAAAAACAATCTTATGAAAATGATAATCGTCATACTATATTAGAAATGATGGTTGATTTAGATTTAGAAGGTTTTGAAGATAGGCAAGGTGGTCAAGTAACAGGTATAGCATTACCTTATGTTGTTACTTTAGATTATCAATCAAGTAAGATATTAGCCATCAGAAGAAACTTTATTGAGAGTGATCCTCTAAAAAAACGCAGACAACACTTTGTTCATTATCAGTATCTTCCCGGTATGGGATTTTATGGTTTTGGATTAATACATTTGATTGGCGGTATAGCTAAATCAGCTACAAGTTTATTAAGACAACTTGTAGATGCAGGAACATTATCTAATCTTCCGGGTGGCTTAAAATCAAGAGGTCTTAGAATAAAAGGCGATGATACTCCTATAATGCCCGGTGAGTTTAGAGATGTAGATGTGCCGGGTGGGGCTATTAAAGATAATATTACTTTCCTACCATATAAAGAACCATCTACTACATTATATTCTCTTCTGCAAAATATCGTAGAAGAAGGTAGAAGATTTGCTTCGTTAGCTGATATGAAAGTATCAGACATGAACAACCAAGCACCAGTCGGCACCACTTTAGCTTTGTTAGAAAGATCACTAAAGGTAGTAGGTTCAGTACAAAGTCGTATTCATAATTCAATGAAACAAGAATTAAGGATACTATCTAAAATAATTTTTGATTTTGGACCAACTGAATATCCTTATGAGATTAAAGGCAAAGAATTAATTAAAGAAGATTTCGATGGAAGAATAGATGTAATTCCTGTTTCTGATCCTAATGCTTCAACTAAAGCACAAAAGATCATGCAGTATCAGGCAGCGTTACAGCTTTCTCAACAAGCACCTCAGATGTATAACATGGAAGAGTTACATAGGCAGATGCTAGATGTATTAGGTATAAAAGATGCGGATAAAATAGTTCCTCTTGAAACTGAGATAGAACCAACTGATCCAGTTTCTGAAAATATGAATATGTTGAATAGAAAGCCTGTAAAAGCTTTTATGTATCAAGATCATGAGGCACATATTAAAGTCCATTTGTCTGCTATGAATGATCCTAAGATGCGAGAGCTTGTTGGTCAAAGCCCTAATGCTAATGCTATATTAGCTGCTTTTACAGAACATATTACAGAACATATTGCTTTTCAATATCGTAAAGAAATTGAAAAACAACTTGGTGCACCATTACCACCACCTGAAGAACCACTACCTGAGGACATTGAATTGCGTCTATCAGAACTAGTGGCACAAGCTTCAGAAAGAGTATTAGCAGATAGTCAAGCAGAGGAAAGACAAAAAGAAATACAAGAAAGACTTGAAGACCCTGTAATTCAACAACGAGATAGAGAATTGAATATTAGAGAAGCAGAAGTACAAAGAAAAATGAAGGCTGATGCTGAAAGAATAGCAGTAGATTTAGCGAGATCACAAGCAAGTACAGAGGTAGAAAAAGAAAGAATAGCCTCTCAAGAAAGAATTGCTGGTGCTAATATAGGGTTAAAAGCGGCTACAGAAAATAAAAAAATATCTAGCAAAGAACAAATAGAAAGTGCTAAGATAGGAAAAAATATAGCAGATGAACTACTTGATGAATAGTGGCTGATACAACTGAAAATATAATTAACGCTATTAGAAAGCAAATCAGAGATCACATGAATGAACACGCTGATCATTTATCAGGTGGGGCTTGTAAAGATTTTGAAGAGTACAGATATTTAACAGGTGTAATATCTGGACTTGCATTAGTAGAAAGAGATATACTTGATCTACTGGAAAGAGTTGATCGTTAAGATTAACGCAAGGACCTAGACCTTAATCTAGTGCAAAGGAGAAAATATGAATAAACCTGCAAAAAATATTCAACAAGAAACTGTTGAAGCAAAAGACAAAGCGAAACAATTACCTATACCTAAAGGTTACAAAATTCTAATCGCATTACCTGACATAGAGGAAACTACTAAGGGTGGAATTATAAAAGCCTCAGAAACTAGAAGAGTTGAAGAGGTTGGTTCTATCGTGGGTTTTGTTTTATCTATGGGTGATGATTGTTATAAAGATAAGAACAGATTTCCAAATGGTCCTTATTGTAAAGAGGGCGATTGGATTATTATGCGTTCTTATTCAGGCACTAGATTTTTAGTGCATGGAAAAGAATTTCGTTTAATCAATGACGATAGTGTAGAAGCTGTTGTTGAAAACCCTATGGGTATAGTAAAGGTAATTTAAAATGTCAGAAAATAATACCGCAAATCAAGAAGTTGAAAAGGTTGAAGAACCTATTGTAACTTCTCAAGAAGATAAATTCTTTGGTGTAAAACATTCTATACAGAGTGAAAAAGAAGCTGAAGAAGCAAGTGAGTCTGAATTTGAGGTCGAGATCATAGATGATAGACCCATCGAAGATCGTAAACCACCTAAAGCTAAAACTTCGAATACTGAAGATGTAGAGCAAGAAATAGATGGTATAACCGATAAAGTTCAGAAAAGAATAGATAAACTTAAGTATGAGTTTCATGAAGAGCGTAGAGCAAAAGAAGCAGCAGAGCGTTTGCGTGAAGAAGCTGTTAATTATGCTCAAGGTATTCAACATGAAAATAAAAGACTTTCAGCTTTAATTAATAAAGGTGAAGAAGCTCTTTTAGGTCAAATATCTGCAAAGTCAAGTGCTGAGGTTGCTAAAGCAGAGCAAGAGTTTAAAGAAGCTTACGAAGCTGGTGATACTGAAAAAATGGTATTGGCTAATAAAAAATTAGCATCAGCACAAGTTGATTTAAAGTCCGCAGATGAACGACTTAAGTATTATCAGCAACAACAAGATATACAACAAAATAATGTTGAACAGCCAACTCAGGCATATCAGAATCCTACTCAAATACCTTTGAGTGATTTAGATAAAAAATGGTTGGAAGAAAACTCATGGTGGTCAGACCCTAAATACACGGAGTTAAGGGGTTTTGCTTTAGGTATAAATGAAAAAGTTATTCGTGAAGGATATCAAAGAGCAACTAAACCTTACTATGATGAAATAGATAAACGATTAAAAGATAAACTTGGAAAAGTTTATCCGGAAATTTTTGAGAGTAAAGAAGATGATGTAGCTACTGAAACTGAATCTATTCAGTCAGAAGTAGAAACTGCGATCTCAAAAACCCCATCGAATGTTGTAGCACCTGCAACTAGAAACAATGGTGCTATGCCACGCAAAGTGCAGTTAACATCGTCCCAAGTATCCCTCGCTAGGAGACTGGGATTAACACCGGAACAATTAGCCATGCAAATCGCTAAGGAGAGTAAAAATGGCAGATAATGAAAACATAACTGAAGAAGTTAGTAGAGCAGCAAGAGAAACTGAATCCCGTGAGGCTTCAGCTAGAACCCCAACTTGGGAACCACAATCAAAACTACCTACACCTAAACCACAAGATGGTTGGGTATTTAGGTGGGTCGCTACTAGTATTTTAGGTCAAGCTAATAATACTAATGTGAGTGCTAAATTTAGAGAAGGCTGGGAACCTGTGAAAGCAGAAGATCACCCTGAATTAAAGTTAGTTACTGATGTAAATTCTGAGTGGGCTAGTAAAGGCAATTTAGAAGTAGGAGGACTTTTACTCTGTAAAGCACCAAAAGAGCTTATGGAACAAAGAGATGCTTACTACAGAAGAATGGCTAAAGACCAAATGGATTCTGTTGACAACACTTATTTAAGTGAAAATGATCCTCGTATGCCCATGTCTAAACCTGAGCGTACTACTAGGGTCAAGTTCGGTGGTCCTAAGTAAATAAACTTGGGGCTGTTGTTTTAACTTTAATGGAGTAATTTATGGCTAGTTCAGCTACCCCAATGGGTGCAGAGCCAGTTGGTTGTCTTAGTTCTAATGGTTCTTTTACAGGAAAAGTTAGACATTATAAGATAGCTTCAGGCTATGGCACCGCTATATTCTACGGAGATTTTGTTAAATTAGTTAGTTCAGGTACTGTTGAAAAAGATACTGGAACTACATCATTAACTCCTGTAGGAATATTTGTTGGAGTTTCATATACTGATCCTACAACAAATCAAAAAACATTCTCACAAACATATCCAGCATCTACAAGTGCTAGTGATATTAGTGCGTATGTTGTGGACGACCCTTTTGTGGAACTTAAGATGCAGAGTGATCAAAGTATTGCACAAACAGGGTTAGGTAATAATGCTGCTGTTGTTCAAACAGCAGGTAGTACGAGTATAGGTCGTAGTAAAAATGCTGTTGATGGAAGCACTATTGCTACTACAAATACTTTGCCAGTAAAAATTATTGAGTTCGTAGATGGACCTGATAGTTCTGTTGGCGACTCATTCACCGATGTAATCGTTATTTTTAACGCAGGACATCAATTAACCAACACCACAGGTGTTTAATCTTTAGGAGAAAATAAATGGCTATTTCAAGAGCACAAATGTTAAAAGAACTCCTACCCGGACTAAATGCTTTATTTGGTTTGGAGTATGAGAAGTACGAAGACGAGCATACCATGATCTATGAAACTGAAAATTCAGATCGTTCATTCGAAGAAGAAGTTCAGTTAAGTGGGTTTGGTCAAGCGGTTGTAAAAGATGAAGGTTCAGCAATCACATTTGATTCTGCACAAGAAAGTTTTACATCAAGGTATAACCATGAAACTATTGCATTAGGCTTTGCAATCACAGAAGAAGCGATAGAGGATAATCTTTATGATTCTTTATCTGCTAGATATACAAAAGCTTTAGCAAGAGCCATGGCATATACAAAACAAGTAAAAGCTGCGTTTCCATTAAATAATGGATTTACTAACAGTTTCCAATCAGGAGATGGAGTAAATTTATTTACAGCTGATGGAGATGGAGTTACTGGTGGTGATGGACACCCACTTGTTGATGGTAGTAAAAACTCTAATAGACCTAGCACAGCAGCAGACCTTAATGAGACTTCTTTAGAAAATGCGATTATAGAAATCGCTGCTTATAAAGATCAAAGAGGTTTGAAAATTGCAGCTAGACCTAAAAGACTTATTGTTCCTTCTGCTTTGCAGTTTACAGCAACTAGACTTTTAGAATCGCAATTTAGAGTTGGTACTTCAGATAATGATATTAACGCTATCGTAACTAATGGTGCTATACCTGAAGGTTACATGGTAAATCATTATTTAACCGACACTAATGCTTTCTTCATAATCACCGATGTTCCTAATGGAATGAAACATTTCAATAGAACAGGCATGGAAACATCTATGGACGGAGATTTTGATACCGGTAATGTGAGATATAAAGCTAGAGAAAGATACTCATTTGGTGTATCTGATCCTCTAGGTATTTACGGATCACCCGGTTCAAGCTAAACTTATAGGGGAGTTAATACTCCCCTTTTTTCGTATCTAGGGATTTTTTTATCTAGCGACTGACCTAGCAGACTAACCAAGACGCTAGAATTTTATAGGTATATATTATGGGAAATTCAACTTTTAATGGACCGGTGAGGTCTGAGAATGGCTTTACAGTCATTTCAAAAAATTCAACAACAGGTGCTATCACTACTGAATTTACTTTAGATGGTGATGGTATGAAGGTTACACCTGTAGTTTTAACTGATGCAGATACAACACTAACAGCAACAGCAAATGGTGGTCGTGTCAATGTAGTTCCAGCTATTACAGCAGATAGAACTCTTACTTTACCAAGCCCTGCTGCTGGTGTTTATTTTAAATTTATTTATGGCGGTGCAGCAGAAGAAACAGAAAACCTTATTATTACTACAGGTTCAGATACTAATTTCTTCTTGGGTGGAATAATTCATTTAGATTCTAATGCAGACAATGTATCTGTTTATGCTGATGGCAACTCAAACTCCATTCTTACTTTAACTGATTTTGGTTTATTTGAAATCAATATCTTAGGTAAAGATTCAACGAACTGGTATATTTGGGGTAATCAAGAAGGTGCAGATGTCCCAGCATTTACTGACCAACCTTAACAGGAGTAAATTATGGCTGATGCAGTTACATCTACAACAATTTTAGATAGTGATAAAGATTTTATAGTTCAGCTTACAAATGTTAGTGATGGCTCAGGTGAAAGTGCTGTTACTAAAATTGATGTAAGTGGTTTAAATTCAAACACATTAAATGGCAAATCTTGTTCCGGAGTAAAACTTTTGAAAGTTTATTATTCAATTTTAGGCTTTGATAAAATAGGTTTATTTTGGAACGCATCAAGCGATACTTTGTGTATGGAATTAAATCCAAGTGCTGATGGAGTTTTGGATTTTTCACCTTTTGGTGGATTACAAAATACATCAGGATCAGGAAAAAACGGAGATATAAATTTAACCACGACTGGACACAGTTCGGGTGATACTTATATGATCGTTTTACATTGTATTAAATCATTTGACTAGGGTGAATTATGTCTTATAAAAAAGAAGAAAACGGCAAGTTTGTTAATGGCGACCCCGCTTTTCTTATATGGGAAGGAGAAAAACTTATAGCTGGACCTATTAGAGAGCAAGAAGCTAATTCTATGTTAAAAGAATTAAAATCTGCATCTAGTAAAACAGTTAAAAAAAGTTCTCCTAAAAAATCAACAAAAAAAACTACAACAAAAAAGGTGAAAAAAAATGGCAAAAAAAAGTAAATATGGTTCAAAAATGAGAGGCGGAAGAAATACTAAGATGAAATCTAAAGGTTCATCTAAAATGAAAATGCCTCAAACTTTTAATGATGTAATCAGGAGAAAAATAGGCGGTAGAGTTTAATAGTGAGCCGAGCCTCTAAAGACTCAAGATTAAAAAGGGCAGGTGTATCGGGGTACAATAAACCAAAGCGTACCCCTAATCACCCTACTAAATCCCACATTGTTGTCGCAAAAGAAGGCAATAAAATAAAAACTATTAGATTTGGACAGCAAGGTAAAAAAGTTGGCACATTATCAGGTACTGCTGGTAAACCTAAAAAAGGAGAATCTAAGCGTATGAAAGCAAAAAGAAAATCTTTTAAAGCAAGACACGCTAAGAATATTAAGCGTGGCAAAATGTCAGCAGCTTATTGGGCAGATAAAGTAAAATGGTAATGTCTAGATCAGCTTTCAAACAAAGCACATTAAAAGCACCAGCATCTAAAAAGAATAAAGTTCCACATAGAACAAATGAGAAGCAAAAAAGACCCAAAAGTAGGAACCGGTAAAAAACCAAAAGGCTCAGGTCGTAGGTTATATACTGATGAAAATCCTAAAGATACTGTTAGTATAAAGTTTGCTACACCAACAGATGCTAGAAAAACTGTAGCTAAAGTAAAAAAGATTAAAAAGCCTTTTGCTAGAAAAATACAAATACTAACAGTATTAGAGCAAAGAGCAAAAGTTGCAGGTAAAAATCAACAAGCAAGAATAGCTAAAGCAGGTAAAGAAGCTATTAGGAGAAAACATGGCAAGTAGCGGTACAACAGCGTTTAACTTAGATTTATCAGATATTATTGAAGAAGCGTATGAGCTTTGTGGTATAGAATTAAGATCAGGTTATGACTATAGGACTGCAAGAAGAGCATTAGATTTATTATTTCTTGAATGGCAAAATAAAGGATTAAATTTATTTAGTGTTGAAACAGGCACACAAACTTTAACTGAGGGAACATCTACCTATAGTTTAGGCAGTAATGTTTTAGAAATTATTGAAGCATTTATTAGAACAGACTCAGGTGATACTTCAAAACAGTTTGACCAAAATTTAAGAAGAATATCTGTTAGTGAATTTTCACATATAGCTAATAAATTAACCAAAGGTAAACCAAGTTTATTTTTTTTAGATAAAGGTGTAGAGAATCCTACAATAAATCTTTGGGCAACTCCCGATGGTTCTGCAACATATACTTTAGTGTATTTTTTTATTAAGAAGATAGAAGATACAGGTAAACCTGCAACTAACAACGCAGGTGTACCTACAAGGTATTTACCTTGCATGACCGCAGGACTAGCTTACAACTTGGCTTTAAAGAAAGAAGAAGCTAATGCAAGGATACCTATTTTAAAACAAAGGTACTTAGAATTATGGAATGAGGTTAGTGATGCAGATAGAGAAAGAGCATCTGTGAGGTTTGTTCCATATAGTTTTTATAATTAATATGGCATACGCACAAGGAAAAAAAGCATTAGGTATTTGTGATAGATGTGGTTTTACTTATAAGTTAAGAGAACTTAGATATGAAGTAGAAAATAAAACTAGAAATGGATTAAAGGTTTGTTATGAATGTTTTGATCCTGATCACCCACAATTTGATGTTAATAATATAACTACCATTGATCCACAAGCTTTATATGATCCAAGAGTAGATACAGGGGAACAAGCATCAAGAGAGATATTTGGTTTTAATCCTGTAACTGGAACAGGAATTATAATGCGAGGTAGCATAGGTAAAGTAAAAATAACCATAGGTTAAAATGACATATTCAGAATTAAAAAGTTTAATACAAAATTATGTGCAAAATACAGAAACAACTTTCGTTTCTGATTTGCCTAATTTAATAAAACAAGCAGAAGAAAGAATATTAAAAACTGTAAATCTTCCTGTGTTTAGAAAAAATGTTAGTGGTACATTAACATCGGGAAATCAGTATCTTGCGACCCCATCTGATTTTTTAGATAACTTTTCTTTATCTTTTACTAGTTCAAGTGAACAAACTTTTTTACTTTTTAAAGATGTTAATTTTATCAGAGAGGCATATCCAAACGCATCAACCACAGGTATTCCAAAGCATTATGCTTTATTTGACGACACAACTTTTATAGTGGGTCCAACACCAAATGATAATTTTGTAGTAGAGCTTCATTATTTTTACAGACCAGCATCTATAACAGCAGGTGCTGATAGTGGTACAACTTGGTTAGCAACAAATGCTATAAATGCTTTATTATATGGTTCTTTATTAGAGGCTTATGTTTATATGAAAGGTGAGCCTGATATTATGCAACAATATGAAAGAAGATATTTTGAAGCCTTGAGCAAACTTAAAAACTTAGCTGAGGGTGATAATACTGTTGATATTTACAGAGATGATGCAGTAAGAATGGAAAGAATGTAATGTTTAATGTTGATGTAAAATCAAGCATAGGTGATATAACAGTTAGCACTACTCAAAATAAAGGTCATAGTCCTGAATACTGGACAGAACGCATAGTAGAAAGACTTATAAGTATTAGTGATAATGCTAACCCTATGGTAAAAGCACAAGCAGATGCTTTTAAAAATTCTATAGAAAAATTAATTTTATTTTACATAAAACAAGCTGTAGCTAGTGATAGAGCTACTGTGGCAGGTTTATTAGAAAAACAAGGTCATAAAGATATGGCTGATATTATAAGGAGGCTGTAATGGCAATTTCACAAGCGATGTGTACATCATTTAAAAAAGAACTTTTAGAGGGAGTACATAACTTTAAAAACTCAGGTGGTAGTACATTTAACTTAGCACTTTATACAAGTAGTGCTTCTTTAGGTGCATCTACAACTGCATACACAACTTCAAATGAAGCATCTGTCT